CCATAGACGCGAATGGTGCCGCCGGTCAATGTTCCACCGGTGGGCGTCAATGTGAATGCGGTGTATGACGTGGTGTCTGCTAAGTAGCCGCCGCCGTTGACGTTGAGGTTGACTGAGCTGGTAGCCGCGCCGCTGAGTTGCCAATTGAAAAATGTGTTTTTAGCGAGGAATGGATTTTTGATTACCATCTGAAAGTTGATCGCGCCTGTACTCATGTAGCAACATTCCTGAATACTTGACGTGTTCGCGCCCGTAAACCCGAGGACAGTTGAAACGGCGTAGGTGTTGTAGCTAGCGGCGTAGTAGTAGCCCGTTGATGTAGATCCAAGTGTCAGGTTTACTCCTGCTGATTGGCTGCCTGCACCGCCGCTGATTGTGACGAAATAGTTGTCGTAGTCGGCGCTAAACGCGCCCGTCACCGTGACGCTGGAGACTGTGGTGCCAATCGTCTGCGTTTTGACGAGCCACATACCGACTGCGTTCATGTCGCTGGCATTGAGCACATCGCCTGAGGCGAATACTGGAAATGTCATGTCATCAGCCTAATACGTTGGTGGAGTTCATTTGGCCGTACAGCGGATCGTCAAGCACCAGCAGGTAGACAATTGTGGTCGGGGCCGTGAAATAGGTGATTCGGTGGCCTCGGCTGACATCAATGATGCCTTGGATGCCTTCAACGCTCAGCTCCTCAGTCAAAGCATTGTTTAGGCCGGGGATGGCTTTTTTGATGCTGATGGTGTCACCAATGTCGATGGTGGCTGCGTCGTCGCGTTGTAGCGCGGTCAGTGATCCGAACCATGTGGTAATGCTGGTGTACCTAGGCTCAGGTTCAGGTTCAAGCAGGTAATCAGCCAGAGCATCAATTTCGGGTTGCTGATGGAGCAGGCTGTTGGTGATGCTGGTGGATTGGATGAAGTATTTGCTGATGCTGCCTGCGTCAGTGTCGGTGGCTTCTTTGCCATCGAGCGCACCGACATAGGCACGGTTTACTACGTTGTCGGCATCGAACTCGACTTCGAGCGCCTCATACCGGGCGCCTGTGTTGTCGTCAGTAAATGCCAGCACCGGGCTGCTCAGCGTGTTGCCAATACGGTTTTGGAATGTGATCGTGCCATCACGCGCCACGAACAGTCGGCCTTGCTCAGCTTGATTGATTTGCTGCAGGTAGGCGAGCGTGTTGGTGCCCTGGGGCACGGTGTACGAGTTGTCATGGCCCAGATTGACCGTTCCAGTGGCAATGCTGGTGCTACCGCTGTAACCGACCTCGGGCAGCGCCAGGGCGCTCGTAATGCGTTGCCCTGACGTTTCAGCGCTGACATTCCATTCATCGAGCTGAGTTTGTGCCAGTTTGTAGAACTCGTCAGCACACTCGACGTTGACGATGTTAAAGCCAGCAATCTGAAAATCGTAGGTGTAGCCCGTGACGATGCCAGTGAACAGGTATTCGCCATCGCGCGACAATCTGACCTCGCGCATAGGCGCCAAGCCTGGCTCAGTGTTGGCTGGATCAAAGTATGGGCTGCTGGTGTCGTATGGGCCGAGGATGCCCGTTTCGTCGCGCATAGTGAACGCCATCGTGCCTGCACCGAATTGGTAGTCGGTTTTGCGTCTGCCTCGGTTGTAAGCAATGACGGTGCAGTATTGCGTTATGTCAGCAAACGTGGTGTTTGGGCCAAGCGTAAATGTGGTGTTGCCCAATACGCCAGCATTGGTGTTATCAAGCCTGAAGCTTTGCGAGTCGAAGCCTGTATCGAGCTCCAGCAGGTAATCGCCTGATTGAACGACTGTTGAAGCCATTACGCGATTTGCAGCTGTAGCGGCCCACTGCGCCGGTTGTAGTCGGTAAGCGCGTCAACGATTTTGTCGGCCAGTGTCGCTTCAGCGATTGCTGCATTGACCACGACCGTGACTCCGCCAGTGTCGCTGAGCAGCGTCATTTCGTTGCCGGTGCCAGCGCCGATGCCACCTCCGCCACCACCAAAGAAACCTTCGTCAACAGGCAGGATGCCGATCATGCCTCGACCGAGGCCGCCACCGCCACCGCCTACTGCACCGCCTCCTCCGCCTCCGCCACCACCGCCTGCAGGCGCTGGAAGCGTTACGCCAGGTGCAGGCACCACAGGCACGATAGGAGCCGCAAAACGGCGCTCAACGAAATCTGGGCCGCTGCTGCTACTTCCACCGCCACCGGCCGCGCCACCTCCGCCTGGCACGTTGAACTGCGGCAAATCAATCTTTGGCACGAAAGGCACATTGACGCCTGGCAACACGTTCAAGCCTCGAATGATGGCGTTGATCATGTCAACGTAAGTGTTGGCGATGCGTTCAAAAATGCCGATGATGAAATTGCCCATCGTCATAAATGCGTTTTTGACGCTGCCGGTCTTTTGCACCAGCAGCATGAATCCTGCAACTAAAGCCGCGACTGCGACAACTACCAGGCCGATTGGGTTGGCTGCCATCACAGCGTTCATAATGACTGTGGTTGCTGTAATAACTTTGGCTGCTGTGTTCAGCACCAGAATCGCAGTAGCCAGGCCACCAACAGCAATCATCACTTTTACGATGGTGTCACTATTGCGCTGGGCGTATTCCGCAAATTGCTGTAGTCGAGGAAGCAGGCGCTCAAGAATGGGCAGAAAGGCTGCACCGATTGATTCTTTGGTTTCGCCAATGGTCAGCGACAGCCGCTTCATACGGCCTTCGGCGCTGTTGGCTGCAACGGTGGCTGCACCGCCTACGGTGGCGCTCAACGCGGCCATGATTTGATCGAGTGATGCACCGTCTTTGATGAGGCCGCGCACGGCAGGCACCATGTTGCCCAGCGCTTTGGTGTTTCCTGCGTAGGCCCTTGCTAAGGCATCGGTGACTGCGCCTAGGTCATTGCCGGTGGCCGCTGAAATGTCTAGGGCGTGTGTGAGCAGCTCTTGGCTGTATTGCAAATCGCCTGTGGTTTGCACCAACGTAGCCAAAGCCGGGCGGAGCAGGTCATCGGCAACTGCCGCGCTCATCATCGTCTTTTCAATGAAGGCTTCGGCTGCTCTGACGTTGGCTTCACCAGCCAGAGTGTTTTTCTCGATGGCCAGCGCCAGCAGCTCTTGGGCTTTAGCATCCTCGATGGCGGCTTTGGTGGCGTCACCGATTACAACAGCCAAGCCACCGATAGCGGCAGCAGCAGGCAACGCTGCCTTGCTCAAAGCGAACTTGGCTTTGGCACCGGCACCTTCAAGGCTCTTGAATTCGTTGATGGCCTGTTTGATGCCCTTCGAGTCAAACTCGGAGACAATAGGGATACTTACGGCCATTGGTACATCCTACGAACGGCTCACTGGTGCAGTCACCAGATTGCGGTTGACTTCCTTCATGACACGCTCACACAGTTTGAGCATCTCGTCATCGACCTGCGATTTGTTTCTTTCGTAACTCGGCCACATGACACGCGATGCGCTACCCCAGCGTTGAGCCAAGGCCCTAGCAAGTGGGTTGCTGGATTTGCGGCCGGAGATGTCGAATGTTTGGTTGGCGATACCTGACCACACCAAACGAAACGTGCCGACATTGACCAGGTCGCCCCGGTATTCCTTGACGCGCCTAGTGCTGATTTTTGCGACGAGAAACTTTTGCGCGATGGCCTGTGACCAACCACCGTCACCAATGATTTCAAATCCTGATTTGGTTTTCCATTTACGGTTCATGCCCGAAATAGGTGCAGCCGATGGAATAGCGGCTTTGGCGTCATCAATGACCGACTTGACAATCTGCTTGTAATCGCGAGTGATTTCACGACGCAAACTTTTATCAACCTTGTTCAGCTCTTTGAGGGCCTCTTTGATGCCGTACACCTGGATGTTTGCTTCAACGGCCACGTCGCTTCTCCTGTTGCTTTTTCGCCAGCAATAGCACAGTAGCGAGATCCTCTACATCAAATTCAATGTCGCTTGGCCAGTACCCGGTAGCCAACAGCAGCTCAGCTAACTGGCGTCTGATGCTGCCGCTGCCGTAGGGTTTGCGTTTGCCACCTCAACTACATCGAAGTCATCTACTGACTGAAGCCAAGTGTCGTAGTCGCGGCCTTCACGCTTTTGAGCGTTGAGCACGTGCCAAGCCATGAACATCAGGTCATCAATACCGATGCCGCCTTGTAGATCTGATGCGCGGCGCTTGAACTTGCGTTCCCACGCTGCGGCAGTTGCGATGGTCGTTGTGACCGTTTCGCTAACTGGTTGTCCTGCTGGTGTCTTGAAAGACACCTGGATTGTCAATTTCATGAGTCTGGCGTAATGTCTTCGACCAGCGTCCCGCCAGTGAGGGTGATTTCAACTTCGGACAATTCGCCCAGAGTCGCATTGACAACATCGAGAGACTCGAAGTATGCGCCAGTGATTTCGAATTCCGGGTTGGTGGCGCTGATTGCGCCTGCAGCAACTTTGACTTCGCAGTAGACGTTGGTGCCGACAAGCGCAGTGAGATCGACGTAGGTGCCAGGCGTCGTGCTGTATTCCATCAGCAGCGTTGCGGTGACGGTGACGTTGGTAAGGCCGCCCACGTAGTTGCGGCTGGTTGCGCCGAAGCTTGAAGCGTCAAGCTGCTCACGAGACTTGGTGATGACCACGCTCTTGCACTGGTCTGACAGGTCTTTCTTGGAACCTACAGCAGCGCCAATAAAAAAGGTTGGTGAAGCGAGGTATGTGGTTGCAACGGCCATGTAGCGGTTCTCCTGTGGTTGACGGCCGCTGCAAGCCTTGTGGGCAGTCTAGTAGGTCTACGGTGCGACTTTGGTGCGTATCACGAGCTCGTAGGCAGGGTAATCGGCGCCACCGTAACTGACAGTCGTTGGCCGGGCTGTGTTGAGGCCGATTTGCGCGGCTCGAATCAAATCAGCCAAATCGAGCAGCTGGTCAAGTGTGCGGTTGTCGCCAGTGCCCA